GAGAGGTAACAAACATAATTCAGGTGACGACTCAAAAGCATTTAGAGGAAACTATGCAGGTATAGGTTATGAGTGGGACGAAGATAATCAAATCTTCTGGCCTAAAAAACCATATGCATCTTGGGTAAAAGATACAGTAACTGCACAATGGAAATCACCAATTGGTGATGCTCCCGCATTAACTGCAGAACAACAATCACAAAATGAAGCTAATACTCATTTATGGATTTATGATTGGAATGAAGAAGGCCAGTCCTGGGACTTGACAGACGCAAAAGCATAAATTAAAAAGGTATGTGGTATGCAAAAGAAAGTATTAACTGAGCAAGCATTATATTATGGTGACGTATCAATGCCTAAAGATTGGGACATTGATAGAAATAGATTATCAGAAGATATTATAAAGTCGACAGTCAAAAATGAAAGTTTTCCGTTTTCACGAGCTTTTGACATGTTAGATACTTATATGAGAGAACACATATTTTTAAAATATGAGTTTACTTTAATTGGCAAAGATAAGTGGGGTAACTTTTATAAACCTGGTGAAACTTCACAACCTTTTATAAATGTAGATCCAGTAGATTTAAAAAACTCACCAGATTATACATTGTTGTATGGTGTAAAAGTTAAAAACTGCATGGTTCGAATACACTATGAAGACAATAGACGTAAAGGTAGATCTTGGGATATAGAACTTAAAAATAATATGTTTATTATGTTTCCATCAACAAATATGTATTACATAACAAATAAACAGAAAGATAGTTTGAATTTTGTTCAAACAATAGCTTATGAATTTATCTAATCATTATTGGTATTTTAAATCTGCACTAACACCTAAATTTTGTGATGAAGTTATTAAATATGCAAATCAACAAAAAGAAAGTATGGCAAGAACAGGTGGATATGATAAAGAAGAATTATCAAAAGAAGATATTAAAAATATACAGAAAAAAAGAAAATCAGATTTAGTATGGCTTGATGATACTTGGATATATAGAGAATTACATCCATATGTGCACCAAGCAAACAGAGAGGCTGGTTGGAACTTTGAGTGGGAAAGAAGTGAGTCTTGTCAATTTACAAAATATAAATTAAATCAATATTATGATTGGCATTGTGACGGTTGGAATAAACCTTATGAAAAAGAAGGACCTGAAAAAGGTAAAATTAGAAAACTATCTATGACTTGTCAATTAACAGATGGTTCAGAATATAGCGGTGGAGAATTAGAATTTGATTTTAGAAACTATGATCCACATATGAGAGACGAATCAAAACACAGAATACAATGTAAAGAGATATTACCAAAAGGTTCTATAATTGTGTTTCCTAGTTTTGTTTGGCATAGAGTTAAACCAGTAACATCAGGCACAAGATACAGTCTTGTGGTATGGCATTTAGGAAGGCCTTTTAAATAATGTTTATAAACACATATTTTCCAACAATAGTTTGGACTGAAAACAAACCAGAATTTGTTAAATCTTTAAACAAAGTTAGCAATAAATATATTTCTGATTCTCGAAAGAGAGAAAAAAATTATATAAAAGAATATGGTGATTTTGGAAGATCGTATCACTCAACAGCGTTAACAAATGATAATGATTTTTTAGATTTTAGAAATTATGTAGGTCAAAAATCTTGGGAGTATTTAGATCATCAAGGTTATGATATGTCTCAATACACAACCATGTTTACTGAACTATGGGTTCAAGAATTTGCTAAAAAAGGTGGTGGTCATCATTCAGCACACATACATTGGAATCAACACGTGTCAGGTTTTTACTTTTTAAAATGTAGTGATAAAACTTCTTATCCTGTATTTCACGAACCAAAGACTGGGGCACGATGCACAAAATTAAAATTAAAACCAAATTTAAAAGGTGTATGGCCCGGTCATGAACAATTTCATTTAAAACCAAAACCAGGAACATTAATTATATTTCCAGGTTATTTAGAACATGAATTTTCAGTAGATCATGGCAAAGAACCTTTTAGATTTATACATTGGAATATACAAGCGGTACCAAAAGAAATGGCTAAAGATGTTTAAAGATAAAAAGTATACAATTATTCGTCAAGCAATATCAAAAGATCTTGCAACTTTTCTTGCTAATTATTTTTTAATGCAAAAACAAGTTTATGACACTTGTCAAAAAGAAAGATACTTTTCACCATTTGAAAATATATTAGGTCAATATGAAAGTGCAGATGGACAAATACCTCACACATATGCTCAATATGGAAATATTGCTATGGAGACTTTATTACTTAAATGTCAACCAAGTATGGAAAAAGCAACAAAATTAAAATTATATCCTGCTTACACATATGCTAGAGTATACAAAAAAGGTGATGAACTTAAAAGACACAAAGACAGATTTAGCTGTGAGATATCTACCACCATGAATTTAGGTGGAAACGATTGGCCTATATATTTAAGCCCTAATGAAAACGTAGGGATTCCGGAACACGCAGGTGGTAAAAAAGGAATTACTGTATCTAGTAAAGCAAAAGGTATTAAGGTCGATTTAAAACCAGGAGATATGTTGATTTATAGGGGTCAAGAATTAGAGCATTGGAGAGAGAAATTTAAAGGTACAGAATGTGTGCAAGTATTTTTGCACTATAATAATCGTAAAACGCCAGGGGCAAGAAATAATATGTTTGATACTCGTCTACATTTAGGTCTTCCAAATTGGTTCAGACGATCTAGTTTTTCCTTCAATTTATAACATGGCTTTTTATTATTCGCTATGATATAATTCTTAGATGGAGGCAGGGCACCACCACATACCCCCTGTCTCCTTTTAAGGATTTATTATATGTATTTTGGAGGAACACCCTTTGCAGCGTCTCCTTTTGGAGATCCCGGTTTTAACCCTAATGCCTTTGTTAATGTTACAGGTTCTAGAATTAACGAATCTACTGGAACTGTATCATTAGTAGGTAAAGCTAATTTTGCAGTAACTGGTAGTAGAGTAAATTTCTCTATAGGTAACACAAGTGTTATAGAGGGTGTTGGTGTAATAGTTACACCTGATGGATCACAACTTAATATTTCAACTGGAGATCCAACTGTAGTTGCTGAAGCTTTATTTGCACTTACGGGAAGTAGAGTAAATTTAAATACAGGAACACCAACTTTTGCTTTTAAATATCCAGTATCAGGAAGTAGAGTAAATTTAAATACAGGATCACCAACGATAGTTGGTAAAGCAACTGTTGAGCCTGATGGTTCTCAAGCTAGTTTAAGCACTGGAACTGTAACTATTTCTGCAGATGCTAATTTTTCTGTAACAGGTAGTAGAGTAAATTTAACTATTGGTAACGCTGATGTAGCAGCAAACGCAACAGTTTCTGTAACAGGAAATAGAGCAAATTTATCTTCTGGAACAGTAACAATAACTGCTGACGCAACTATTCTACCTACAGGGTCTAGAGTAAATTTAGCTACATCAGATGTTTTAATTAGAAAATGGGATGGTATAGTGCCAGGAGTTTCAATGACTTGGGATAGTGCAACTTTTCCAGAGAAGAGAGCATAGGAGAATAAATGTATTTTGGAGGATCATCATTTTCAGCAGCGCCTTTTGGAGCAACAGCGGGACAAAGTATTAGAGCTTCAGTTAGTGGTAGCAGAGTTAATTTAAGCACAGGTTCTCCTACAATTACAGGTGGAGTTGTTATTACTCTTTCAGGTAACAGAATAAACGCAAGTATAGGTAACGTTACTACTAGAGTTGACCAAGTATTTACTGTATCTGGCAATAGAATAAACCTTGCAACAGGTACGGTAGATGTGATATCATGGAACCCGATTCCCCCAGGGGTAAATCAAACATGGGTCCCTATTGACCCACTAAACCCATAGGAGAAATATGGCATCAAGTACGTCGAGTGATTTAAAACTAGAATTAATTACAACAGGTGAAAAGTCTGGTACCTGGGGTACAATTACAAATACAAATTTACAAATATTAGAACAAGCGGCTAGTGGTTATATTGCTGTTGATGTTGCATCTAGTGATGTAGCTTTAGCTCTATCTAATCATGCTGTATCAAACGGTAAAAATTTATACTTTAAATTTACAGGAACTTTAGCTGCAAATAGAACGGTTACAATGCCTGACTCTGCAGAAAGAGTATTTATAGTAGAAGATGCAACCACTAGATCATCAAGTAATTATACATTAACAGTTAAAACAGTGTCTGGCACAGGTATTGCGCTACCTATAGGATCTAAATGTTTATTATACTCAGATGGTACAAATGTAAATTTAGGTATAAGACAAAAAGGTTATTATACACCAACAACTGCATATACTGCCGTAGATGGAGATCAACTATTAATTGATACGTCTGGAAGTGGTATTGGATCAGCTGTTACTATAACTTTACCAGCGTCACCAGCTGTAGGTTCAGAGGTTCATTTTATAGACAGTGGTAATAACTTTGCATCAAACAATTTAACCATAGCTAGAAACAGTTCAAATATTTTAGGTTCGGCATCTAATTTAGTAGTGTCTACCAATGGCGCTGCTTTTACTTTAGTATTTGTAAATTCAGCAAGAGGCTGGGCTTATAAAGATAAAATATAGGAGCACGGATCATGGCTCTAATTGAGTACAAATTTAAACCCGGTATAGATAAACAAAATACCGAATCAGGAGCAGAGAATCGTTGGGTTAATTCTGACAACGTAAGATTTAGATATGGCCTACCAGAAAAAGTAGGTGGTTGGTCCTCTCTTATAACCGATACAATTGTTGGTGTTGCTAGAGCACAACACGCTTTTGTCGACATAGCTGGTAATAGATATGTTGCAATAGGCACAGATAAATTTTTACTGTTATATTTTGAGGGGCAAGTTTATGATATTACTCCACTTAAAACTACTCTAACTTCTGCAACCATAGCAACTACAAGTGGATCAGCTACTTGTACGATTACAAAATCAGGACATGGTTTATCTATTGGAGACATAGTTCAATTAGATAGTGTTACACTACCAAGTGGTACAGGATTTAGTGCATCTGATTTTGAAGATAAAAATTTTCAAGTAATTACAGTTCCAACATCTAGCACATTTACGATAACACAATCATCTAATGCTAGTGGCACCGTATCAACAGGTGGTAGTTTAAGTATTAAACCCTATGAGCCTGTAGGACCTAGAGCACAATCATATGGTTATGGTTGGGGTATCGCTGGTTGGGGTAGTGGTAATTGGGGAGAAGCAGCAACTGCATCTGATGTAACACTAGAACCAGGTTTATGGTCTTTAGATAATTTTGGTCAAGTGTTAGTTGCAACAGTATTAAATGGTAAAACTTTTACATGGAATGCTGGAGCTTCAACACCTTTAGAAAATAGAGCGTCTACAACGACATCTGGTTTTGCTACAGGAAGTAATCCAACAGCAACAAGAGTCAGTTTAATTTCACCAACAACTAGACACTTATTACATTTTGGAACAGAAACGACTATTGGAGACACAACCACACAAGACGACATGTTTATAAGATTTTCCGATCAGGAAGATATTAACACCTATACACCTTCAGCTATAAACACTGCAGGAACATTAAGATTACAAGATGGCACAAAGATCATCGGCGCGCTAAAAGCAAAAGAAGTTATCTTGATCTGGACTGATAATGCATTGTATACGATGAAGTTTATAGGTGGTCAGCTTGTGTTTGGTCTAGAGCAAGTGGGAACCAACTGTGGACTAATAGGTCAAAACGCTGTTGTTGAAATAGATGGGGCTGCGTTTTGGTTAAGTTCAAAAGGTTTCTTTCTGTATGATGGTACAGTCAAAAGTATACCATGCACAGTAGAGGACTTTGTGTATGATGATTTTGATACGACAAAAGGACAGCAAGTTGCAGCTGGATTAAATAACTTGTACACAGAAATTACTTGGTATTATCCATCATCTAGTTCTGAATACAATGATAAGTATGTTGTATTTAATTATGGAGAATCTGCAGGTGTGCCAGGGGGTGTCTGGTATACAGGAACAGAAGCTAGAACAAGTTGGATTGATTCAAATGTTTATCCAAATCCTTTTGCTACAAAATATGATTCTACCGCAGATGGCACATTTCCTGTTGTAGTTGGTCAAACAGGTTTAGGACAAACAACTTATTTTGAACATGAAGTAGGCACAGATCAAATTAATCCAAATGGTACAACAACCACGGTTACATCATTTATAGAATCTTTTGATATAGACTTACAACAAAGGGGTAAAGATGCACAAGGTAGATCAACTGGACCAAAAATTGCAGGAGAGATATTTCTAGCTATGAGAAGATTTGTACCAGATTTTAAAACATTACAAGGTAATGCTAAAGTTAGTTTAGATGTAAAAAGATATCCTCAACAATCTTCTACACAAACAGGTCTAAGTCCTTTTACAATAACATCTAGCACAGATAAAAAAGATACAAGAGCTAGAGGTAGATTTATAAGTGTTAAAATAGAAAACGATGCCACAAGTGAATCATGGAGATTTGGCACATTAAGATTAGACTTACAACCGGATGGAAGAAGATAATGACTAAAATAAATATAAGAATACCAGAACCAAAAACAGAATATGACATATCTAATC